GGAGGGCGGGGGCATCGAGCTGGTCGCTTGGATACTTTTGGAGGGCGTTTGGAATAAGAGGAAGGGCGGGGGTGGGGTCATCAGGGAGAGCATTGGCGACTACAGTATCACCTACAAGAAGACGCTGTTTGAGGACGAGGAAATCAAGAACCTTTTGGACAAGTACGCAAGAGCCAACGAGATTAGTGTTTTAACCCCGTTACAGATATGAAGGGAGCAAAAATTGTCCATTAAACGGTTTTTTGACCAGGATGTTGTTGTTAGAAGGCTTAGGGCAACAAGTGGCAATCTTAAAAGTTATCAAGCAACAGCAACAGTGGAGGGGCACATCCAGAGCCTTGACAAGGAGGCTAGGCAACTTCTGGGTATCATTGAGGAGAAGGGCTGGAAGGCCTGGTTTCCTGTTGATGCGGACATCAATGAAAAGGACAGGATTACTGACGAGGACGGAGTTGTCTATGAGGTCAGGGAAGTTGTTAAAAAGGATTATGGAATCAACCAGCATCTCGAGATAGTACTTATGGAGCAATCAGAATAAAATGCCAGAGATTAAAATATCAATCCAACCAAGCTTTAGTCAGGTTGCCCAGGCCTTCATGAGGCAGGATATAAGAGGCTTTTTAGCGAAAGAGGTCAATAGATTGGCGGCATCAGTTGAAAGGTTTTCTAAACAGTTGACACCAGTGGCTACGGGCAGGTTGAGGGCAAGCATTGGTTTTACACCAGCGAAGTTATTTCCACAGACTGTGGTAAAGACGGGGACTAGTTATGCCATATATGTCCATGAGGGGACTAGGTTTATGAGGGCTAGACCTTTCATGAAGGAAGGTGCCAGGCTGGGGCAAATGTTTATTGGCGGGCAAATCGCCCCGAGGTTAGACAAAGCAATTGCTGACAACTTTAAGAAAATAGCAGGGACAGGAGTATTAAAAATATGAGTTTTACTACGCTTAGGCCACAAATAGGGACTCTTTTAGAAACGCTGGATACCATCCAGGAAGTTTCCAATGCTCCGAAGATTAAGTTTGGTGGCTATCCCGCTGCACACATTGTCCCATCTGATAATGAGGCTGATTACGAGACTACTACTGAGAATGTCAGAACCTACGCTTTCACTGTAAGGATATTCTATGAAACGAAGGTGACAACAACTGAAGATGCCCTCTCGGCCTTAGAGGAGGTAGTGGATAGCGTTTTGGACTTATTCGACCAAGAGGACCAGAAGGCGGCGGCGGATAGGACTGTTGGTATTGACTTGCCAGCGAGGTATACTTTTTTGAACATTTGGGCAGTTCCGGGGCTGTGGGGGGAGCTACCTGGAGAGCAGTTAATTATGGCAGAACTCTCTGTTAGAGTGAGGATATCGGTGGATGTTTCTTAAAAGACTTGACAAGGGTGTTACTATGGTTCATACTTTAGATAAAGATGGCTAAATTTATTGGTAGATTATTAGACATTGGTGTTGCTAGGGAGTCCACAAGGGGTACTAGCGTTGCTCCCGTTATTCGCTTTCCTCAAACTACACTTTCTCTTGATGACAAGGTTGTTAAGGCTCGTTCAATCGGCGGGCTTGGGACGCTGGCTGACTCCGAGGAATCCTTTGTAACCACGAAGTATGGGCAGGGGGACTTGGAGGGTGAGATTAGGTCCAAGGGCTTCGGGTATCTCCTTTACGCAATGCTTGGGGGCTATACTGCTCCCGCTGCGCCTCTTGACTCCGCCTATATCCACCCGTTCACAGTCAGCCAGAGCAACACGCACCAGTCCCTTTGTTTCACAGTGGTAGACCCGAATACAAGCGAAAGTTACCCATTAGTAATGCTTGATAGCCTAGCGATTACCTCTGAACTAGACGAAGTGGTCAGGTACACGGCTTCCTTTATGAGTAAGAAGGGTAACTCCACCGGCAATACCGTACCTGCGGCAGTTCATGAGTACAAGTTTACCAAGAAGCACCTCAGGTTTAAGATTGCTGCTAACATCGCCTCGCTTTCCTCCGCATCCGCAATTTCACTCAAATCCTTGACCTTAACTATCGCAAAGAATGTCGCCCTCGACGATGTCCTTGGGACTGCCGAGCCAGAGGATATTTATAATCGTCAACTTTCGGTGGAAGGAACAATTACCCTCAACTATGTGGCTGATACCTACAAGAATTATATGAAGGATGGTAATCACAAGGCGGTTGAAATTGCCTTCATCAATAGGGATGTGACGATTGGCGCAGGGAACACTTATCCATCCCTAAAGATTCAGTTGCCGAAGGTCGATTTCTTTGATTGGGAGCCCGATTATAGTTTAGACGAAATCGTTTCCGAAACTTTTTCCTTTAAGGCGAGTAGAGATGTAGCTGGCGGTCAGGACATCATTCACCTCTGCGAGCTCATCAACGGTGTCAATGACTACAGTAGCGCAACCCCAACAGGCTTTTCGCCTAGCGCCAGTGTAAGCCCATCAAGTAGTGAGAGTCTATCGGTAAGTCCATCAGCTAGCGTCAGTCCAAGCGTCTCAGTTAGCCCATCTGCAAGCGCAAGCCCATCGGGTTCGCCTAGCCCTAGCCGGTCGCCTAGCGAGGCGTAAGGCTCTTGTGTTTGACATTTGTTAGATAATGCATAGTAAATAAATATGTAAATATAATGAAAGGAGGAATATGGCAAGGTTCATATCCAAGCGGGTCTTCTCTCTTGAATTTCTTGGTAAAGAATGGAAAGAGTGTTCCGTTCAATTCATCGCTTTAACAATCGTTGAGTCCAGAAATTTAATGAAGGAAAAGCTGAGTGAACGGGAGCCCGGAAAGATTATTGACATCACTCTTGGCCTTTTGAAGAGCCATTTCGACAGTGGGGTTGCTTATGATGCGGAGGCGAAGAAGGTCGTCAAGCTGAAAAAAGAAGACCTAGGAGAATTACCACAGTCCTTTTTAGAGAGGGCCGTACTTTTTTTAGTCGGGGAGCCCAGTTCGATAAAAGGATAAGGCGTATTGAGTTGGCTTTGAGAGGGCAGGAGTACCCCACAAGAGAACTTCTTGACTTTCGCTATCGCGAGAGATTCCATTTAACACAAGCAGAATTAGAGCAGGAGCCATCTGATGTTTACAATATCAACTTGGCTATTATGGGCGTGGAAAATAAGCTTACTAAAGAGGCAAGGGGGCGGGCAGAGAGGGCGAGAAGGCGTGACAGGCTTTAACCTATCTGCTATGATTAGGCTATGATTAACAATGGTAATTTTAAAAAGAGATTAATATTTAAGGAAGGAGACTGAATTGGCTTCAATCGATGTAAAAGTTGTTGTTTCTGCTATTGATAGGCTTTCTGCTGTCTTCAAAAAGATGGGGAAGAATATCGACTCTTCTGTTAGTAAATCCACTAAAAACATGAGCGGGATGGCTGGTATGGGGAATGTTTTGAAGGGGGTTTTGGGTGGAACGGCTAGTGCGGTAGGGACACTTGGAATAGCGATTGGCGCAACTGCTGCGGCAATCACCGCTGCAGCATTTGCCATTAAGCCTTTCATTACCGCTTCGATTGAAATGGAGAACTCGATGCTAGGTTTAACGACGGTCGCGAGGGCTTTTGGCATTACAGCCGATGACGCAACACAGGCCGCCATAAACCTTGCTAAAGACGGCTTGATGTCAGTGAGAGAGGCTGGCGAGGGCTTAAAGAATTTGTTGGCTACTGGATTTGAACTTCCCGAAGCAATCGCTTTGATGGACGCCTTTAAGGATTCGGCTGCATTTAACCGACAGGGAACGCTCGCTTTCGGCCAGGCGATTGTAGGAGCTACACAGGGTGTTAAGAACCAAAACTCAATTATGGTGGACAATGCTGGTATCACTAAGAACTTGTCAGTGATTATGAAGGAACAGGGATTCACGATGAAGGATTTGGGGAGGATTACTTCAGACTCCGCAGTTAGGCAAGCCTTACTTAATGGGTTATTACAAGAAGCTGCCATTTTTGAAGGGGACGCTGGAAGGGCTGCGGAAACTTTGGGTGGGAAGTTATCACAACTTGGGACGAAGACTTTTGAGTTAAAGGCCGCCATCGGGGATGCTCTAAGGCCAGCAGTTGAGATGGCCGCTGTCGCTCTTGGGAACACATTAAATAAAGCTTTGGGGGGAGTTACTAGAAACATGGCTTATTTACAATCTGTTGCTGTAGCTGTTGGTACTGCTATTGCTTTGGTGGGGAACATTGTTGTTGGTGTAGCCAGAATAATTAAGGGAGCTATCGATTCTATCGCCACCTACTCCCTTGACCCCTTGGTAGATGCAATAGCGACTACAGGTTCTAAAATGTATGTCACTTATGCCAATGCACAGCAAAAGATAGAGGATATTGCTTGGAAAAGTGCCCGAAGCCAGGCTGATGCTTATGATGAATCGGCTAAGAGAATTGCGGATGCCAGTAGCAAAAAGAAAAGCAAGTTGGAGCGGGATTTGGAAAAAGAAACGGAAAGCTTTGAAAGGGAAATGAAAAAGCGGGCGAGGGCATTTGAGCAGCATTTGGCTGATTTGATTTGGGCACACATCGATAAGAGGGACCAGTTGGAGGAAGACCTTGCGGAGGAGAGGGACGACTTTTCGAGAAGTATGGCAGACCGAGTTAGGGATTTTAAAGAAGCAATGGAGGAGATGAAGGAGAGTCATAGGGAAAAGGTCGAAACCATTAAAGAGCAGATTGATGAGGAGACAAAGAAACAGGAGGATGCGGATAAGGAAAGATTAAAGGAGCTTGAGAAAAAACTAAAGGCGGAGGAAAAAGCGTTGGATAGGCTTGAAGGCGACGAAAAAACAAGGTTGAACGCAAGAATCGCCGCATTGAAAAGAAATTATGAGTATGAGGTCGCTTTGGGCGAGAGTAGCGAGGAGGATTTGTTTTATCAGCTCCAGGATAGGATAGAGGAGGAGAAGGCTATCACAAAGCAACATATTGAAGACCTTGTGGGATACAAGCAAGAGGAACTGGAGAGGATAAGGCAGGAGGAGCAGGCGAAAGTAGAAGAGGAAAGGGTGGAGGATGCTAAAAAGCTTGCCGAACTTCAGGATAGGCTAAATGAGGAAGTTGCTGAGTATGAGGAAGCCCTTGCCAAAAAGGAAACAGTGTTTGCTCGCGAGACCGCCAAGTTGCAGGAGGAGCACGATAAGCGTGTAGCTGATTTGCAAGAGCGCTTAGATACAGAGAAGGAAATTTTGGGTAAACATGAAGGTGATGTTGCGGCGATGAAGGACAAGGTAAGGGATGACGATATCACAAGGTTGAAGAATCAATACGAGGAGGAGAAGAAGGAAGCTGAGGCTGAACACCAGAGAAGACTGAAGGAGAAAAAGGAGCAGGGGGCAGCTGAAGGTGGGGCTTACGGTGGGGCTATTTCTGGAGCGCTTGGTCCTAAATTAGATAAAATTAAAGAAGATTTGGAGAATGCGGGGAAAGAAGGGGGAGAGAAATTTGCCGAAGGCATAGGCGATGGAGCGAAGGAAGCGGGGAAGAGAATAATTGAGGATTTCCTTACATCAATTAAAGACAAATTAAAAGAATTAGAGAGGAAAGCAGTGGAAGCTGGGGGCATTTTAGGTTTAGAGATTCCTGTAGTGGGGCTAGTCAAGAAACTATTTCCAGGTGAATTTAGGCAGGAACAAGCAGGGGGAATTGTACCAGGGGCTGTTGGAGAGCCCATGCCAATTATGGCTCATGGTCAGGAAAGGGTTATCCCGGCAGGAGTTGGAGTAGGTGTTGGTGGCGGAGAAATAAATTTCAATGTAAGTATTGGCCTCTACGCGGGTGCGGAAACTGAGAAGCGCAATATAGCCAGAGAATTATACGCAGCATTAGTACAGGTAGCTCAGTCGCAAAACAAGACTGTTCAGGAGTTAATGCATGGTTAAAGGTAATTGAATGTCATTCATTTTAGGAGCCCAAGTTTTACCGCAGCCAAAAAGTTTCACTAGGGGGTTCATCGAGACTTCCAGTGAAAATCTTCTGATGGAGGGGAAGACCACCAAGAAGGTAGAGAACAGGAAGGAGAGGTTCACTTTGGTCTTTCAGGAGCTAACTCCAGCACAAGCAGACGCTATCCTGTCGGAGTACAATTTGGAAGCGGTGAGGAGCTTCCAGTCCACGGAGGCGGAACTGACCATCGCCGCAACCGATGTCTTGGTTGATATTTTACCCAGAATATATCCCTTAAGCGGTAAGGCTTATAGGGAAAACTTAACATTAGTCCTTACGGAGTTGGAGTAGTTTCTATGCAGGAAGCTAGTGCAGGCTTCAACACTATCAGCACTGCCACAGTAAGGCCAATCAGGGCTGTATGCTCTGTTGCGTGGACGAGGGTCGTCGAGGTTGACGCGTACGCCAAGATCGGCACCGCACTTACTGACCCTGTCGGGTCGGTAATCGGCGGGACTGACCTCGTCCGGGGGGCGGGTGAGCCGGACATCAATGAGACCGACTACTTCAAGTACTATGACGAGACGAGCCGGGTAATCAGGCTGGAGTACGAGAGGGTTCTGCTTGAGCCCCTCGGCGGGATAGCGGTCGCGATGGCGGACATAGTCTTGGACAACACCGACAGGAGATTCACGCCAGGCTACAACGCCACCATCGGGGACTACATCTTGCCGAACCGGCCGGTCAAAATCTTCATTGGGTTTGATGTCGGGGGGGCGGTCGAGACACTCCCAATCATCGAGGGGCTGACCTTACAGCCCAAGGAGAATAAGGGAAGGCGGACAGTGGCTATTTCCATCTATGACTTTATGCAGTCCCTCAACACAAAGCCCCAGGAGACCACCATCTACGAGGACAAGAGGAGTGATGAGATCATCAAGGCCATTTTGGTCAAGGAGGACATCGGTGTCAGCAACTACGCGCTGGACACGGGGCTGAACACCATTAAGTTTGCTTGGTTCGAGAAGGGGCAGACCGCTGGTGATAGAATCAAACAACTCTGCGAGGCCGAGGATGGTGTCTTTTTCCAGGACGAGACTGGCATCTTGAGGTTCGAGACTAGGGACAAGTATTCCGAGGCACCTTATAACGCCCCAATCTGGAAAATCGAGCCAGACGACATTTTGGAGTGGGCGCAGGAGGCTTCCAGTGAGATAATCAACCGGGTAATCATCCAGGGTGCCCCGAGGAGTGTCAAAGCCGAGGCCGAGGTCTGGCGGGATGGGGTGGAGGAGGAGGTCGATGGTAATGGGGAACTGATAATTTGGGCTGACTTTGAAGACCCAGTTTCCAGCCTGACCGATCCTTCTGCAAATACGGACTATACCGCTTTCACGGCTACGGGTGGGGGAGGGGCAGACATCACTGGAGATGTGACTATTAGTATGGATGCATTCACCAAGGCGGCCAAGCTGACAATTACAAACGCCAATGCCTCTAAGGCGTATGTCAACCTGCTGAAGCTGAGGGGGACGCCAGCGACCGTCGACTACGAGATAAGGGAGGTCTTTCAGGACACCACCTCGATTAGCACTTACAACGAACATCAGAAGGAGATAAAGAATCCATATATCGACAGTCGCACTTTTGCTAGGGATATGGCGGCGAACATTGTCCGAAGATACAAAGACCCGCTGGCGATTCTGAGGCTGAAAATAAGGGGTATTCCACAGCTACAGTTGAGGGACTGGGTCTGGGTGAGAGACCAGGACTTGGAGAAATATGGGAACTACAGGGTTGTCGGCATCCAGGGGGTGTTCGAGCCAGGCTCCTTCACCCAGACCTTGAGATTGAGGAGGATTGACTCGACCCTCAGCCCAAGCATATCGCCTAGTGTCAGCCCGAGCATAAGCCCATCGGCTAGCTTGAGTCCTAGCCCATCTGCCAGTGTCAGCCCATCAGGGAGCCTTAGCCCTAGCCCGTCAGCGAGCGTCAGCCCGTCAGGGAGCCTTAGCCCTAGCCCATCGGGTAGCGTCAGCCCGTCAGGGAGTGTCAGCCCGTCAGCTAGCGTCAGTCCAAGCGTGAGTCCGTCTGGGAGCGTCAGCCCGTCGGGGAGCGTTAGCCCAAGCGGGAGTGTTAGTCCAAGCGGGAGTGCCAGTCCTAGTGTAAGCCCATCAGGAAGCGTTAGTCCATCGGCGAGTGTAAGCCCATCAGGTAGTGTGAGTCCGAGCGGTAGCGCAAGTGTGTCGGTCAGCCCAAGTGGCAGTAAAAGCCCGAGCGTAAGCCTTTCGGTCAGCCCGTCAGGAAGTGTGAGCCCATCGGCTTCGGCCAGCCCTAGCCGGTCGCCTTCACCCGCATAGGCAGACGCTGTTTAGAATCGATTCTAAGATTTAGTTAGGCACGGCATTTGGGGTAAAAATGGCGAAAGGGCAATAGGGTATAATAGTATAGCAGGAGGTTAAAAAATGGCAGAAGAAACTGAAAGTGTCAGAGCTGATAAATCAACTAGAGACCTTAAACAAAGAGAAGGAATAGACTGGCGTGGCAAGAATTTCAAGCAGCTTGTCTACGCTTATCTATATGAGAATAATGTGGCTGGAACAAATCTTGTCTTAACAGTCGCTGGAACTTTCTACCAGTGGGTTTCTAGCACTGTAGGAGAAGAGTCTGGTATTGGTTACGCAGTTGGGTCGGCCACTTCGGATAATATAACGATAGGGGTGAGCGGGGAAGGGATTTACTATGTCAATGTTCATACTTGTTTCGGTGGGGATAACAACTCCACAATCCACGGGATAGTTTACAAAAATGGGGCCGCTACCATTCTACAGTTCCATAGAAAATTAGGAGGGGCTGACCAGGGAAGCGCTTCTACAAGTGGCCTGTTGTCGCTTGTCGCTGGAGATGTTTTAGATTTAAGATATTCGTCCGATGGGGCCGCTACGACCATGATACTCCACCATATCGGATTAACTCTAGTTAGGATAAGTGCCTAGTGTATAATTATAGAGAATTATGAAAAGAAAGATAATCGCACCAGAGGAAGTAGCCCCGCTCGCTAATGAGCCAGCCGATATGAAGGCAGGAATGAAGCGATATGAGGTTATTTGTAAAGCCTGTAAGGAAATTATGGGGTACTGCTGGGCGACGGACAACACCCTGAGGGACTGGTGTGCCTTCTATTATGTCCAGCGGAACGATGGCAAAAGGTGGCATGGGTGTATGACCCCCCACGTCTCGCCAGTTACTGAACAGCTCTGCCTAGAATGCTGCTGTGGGCAGGACACCAGGGACTTTAGGGCGAATACAACGCTTCCTACCAAGGTTGCCATTAAGATTGAGAAGAGGAACAGGGTCGGCAGGGAGTTCGGCATGTCTGACTCCAAGTTTTTGACTAGACTTGTTAAAAGGGATACAATGGTTCTAAAGGAGGAGAAATGAGCAACCCTAATCACCAGGCAAATGGCAAGTTCGGGTCATCGGAAAAGGTAAAGGTTGAGTGTGCTGTTTGTGGGAAAAAAATGTTGAGGACAATTGCCAGTACTAAGGGGAAAAGTGAATTTTATTGTGGTTGTGAATGTTTATGGCAAAGGGGTTCTAAAAGAAAAGTCAGAAAAACATGTTTGTATTGTAAAAAAGAATTTACGAGTTATGTGAGTGAGAATAAGAGGTATTGTAGTAGGGAATGCCATACGGGTAGTGGCAGACGAGAATATATTTGTATAGTTTGTAATAAAAGATTTATAAAGAAACGATGCTATGAAAAGAAAAATATAAGGTATTGTAGTCGAGAATGTTTTCACAAGAATATGAAAAAAGACGATAGACTTATTGGTTATTGGAACTCATTAAAGGGAAAACAACCGAAGAATATGAGGGGGTTGGAGCTTGGCAGGGGTTGGAATAAAAAACCACGGAAGGTCAAAATGATATTTTGTGCTTGCGACTGTGGTGGGAGGGTAAATAAATATGATAAGAAAAATAGGGTTAGGAAGTTGTTGCTTGGGCATATGCCAAAGTTTGATGGCAGTTTCACTTCCATAGAGAAGAAGGTCTACGAAGAGTTAAAAAGGCGTGGCTTACTGTTTGAAACCCAGAAGGTAATAAATGGGAAGTTCAGGGTTGACGCATACATTCCGGGCTTCAACTTGGTTATTGAGGCTGATGGCGATTACTGGCATTCTTTGCCAAAGGTTCAGAAAAGAGACAAGGCGAAGAATGCTTATTTGAAGAAATGCGGTTATAATTTATTAAGGATGACCGAAATGGAGATTAATAATGGTCAGTTTAAACAAAAGATAGGAGAGGTAGTAAATGGCTGATACCTATTATACCAGTCTGACCTGGACCCAAGGTGACTACATTACATCGGCGAAGATGACTACAATGTTAAGTAACGATAGGGCAGTAGACGCCCTATACCAGGGCGTCGAGCTCACCGAGCGGTCAGCCCCTTCGACTCCTGGGGCAACCAAGGTTCACTTCTACGCGAAGGACAAGGGTGGCATTCCTACCCTGTACGCAATCAATGACGCAGGTACTGACTACGAGCTTTCGGAGGGCAGGCCGACCTTCGTCTTCACCATCACGGGGACTTTAGCGACAGGCACTTCCAAGACACCTATCATCCCAGTCCACAGGGCTTTGACTATTGTCAGGGCTTACGCAGTGGTCAAGACTGGACCGACGGGGGCGAATCTTGTCATCGACATCAACAGGGGCGTGAACACGATTATGACGGGCACTAAGCTGGTAATCACTGATGGGAATACCTATGGGAGCCAGACCACGTTCAGCACCACCACTCTCGCCGCCGACGAAAGCTTGACGATCGACATTGATGCTGTAGGTTCTACAATCCCTGGGGATTCCCTTACAGTAACACTGCGTTGCAAATAGAAATTTTATGCCACTATTTTAATTTAGCAATGAGAGGATACAAATAAAATGCAATTTGTTGGTTGGGGGGATGGACACGACTTAGTGGTTCCCAGTTCGGGAACTTACGGGGGAACTAATGTCTCTTGTAGTGGGGCGTCTGGCTCTAGGACGCTGACTTGTGGTGGAACATTTACGGTAGGCGACATGATTATGATTCACCAGTCGAGGGGGACTGGGGTTAGCCAGTGGGAGGTAAACTGGGTGGTAAGCGACAACGGAGCAACCTTAACACTGTTGTATCCTTTGTCTTATACCTATACCGATTCAGGTAATTCTCAGGCTCAAGTAATCGAGGTTAAAGAGTACTCCAGCGGGACTATTTCAGGCACTTTTGTCTGCAACGCTTGGGACCAGGATAAGGCTGGAATAATTGCTTTCTGTGTAAGCGGGAAATTAACAATTACCGGCACTGTCAATGCTGGGAATGGAACTTATACTAACAAGGGATACATCCAAGGCACTGGTCAACTAGATGCATTGGGCAAGAGGGGCTGGAGTGGCGAGGGGACGACGGGAGTTCGTGTATGGAAGGGTAATGACGATGGAAGCGACAATGGAAGCGGTGGGGCTGGGGGAATTGAGCGACATGACGGAGGGGGCGGAGGTGGCGGTGGCGGAAACGGCGCAAAAGGTACAAATGGAGGCCAACCCCCAGTAGCCGACCCAGTAGCA